TTAACCAGTTGTATTTATCAACTGGCAATGTTGCCCAAGCAACAAAAGATTTAAATACTGCAATTGAAGTAAGTCGCGGCAGTACAAACGAATTAGGTACAGTTGTTGATGCACTAAGCAAAGGTTATGCAGGAAATACAAAAGGACTAGGTTCGCTTAATGTTGGTTTAAGTAAAGCATACTTGGCATCTGCTGACATGGTTGGTATTACAAAAGAATTAAATAATACATTTGGTGGCTCATCTGCAGCATTTCTAGAAACCTACGCTGGCAAGGTAGCGTTATTAAATAATCAATGGAGTGAGACTAAGGAAATAGTTGGTCAAGGCTTAGTTATGGCTTTTGAGACCGCAACTGGTAATCGCGGCGCTAAGGGCATGACCGATTCAATGGAAGAACTTGGTTATGTAATAAGCGCGGTTGTAATTAGATTAGGTCAATTAACTAGCATGCTTGGCACGGACATACCTTTAATTAGTGACCTATTAAAAAGAACTACCGACGGCTGGAAGTTTTTGCTTGGTGTTGATGAAACTCGCCGCGAAATATATAATGAAATCCTTAGAACTAACACAAAACTTAATTATGAAGCAATGTTGGCTGCCGACGCTCAAGCCAAGCGCAACAAAGAATACTTAGCATTTTTAGCAAGACAAAGGAAACTTAGTGAGGCTGCAGCAGCAGCCGCTAAGAAACGCGCCGACGAAGAAAAGAAAATTGCTGCTGAAAGAAAGATATTAGATCAGGCTGGCAGTCTATTTAACTTAGACGAAATCCAAATCTTTGCTGCATTACAAAACAAGATTACAGATCAAGAGAAATTAAGGCTTTCTTTGCAATTGGCTTTAATACAGGAAAATGCTACAGAGGCTGCCAAGTTAGCAACTGAATTAGTTAAATCTCAATTACAAACTACCAACCTTGCTGCTGCTATTGCTAAGTTACCTAAAGCCCTTTACCCGTTTGAAGGCTGGAGTACAGACATTGACAATTTAATTAAACAGATATTGTTAATGATGAAGTTATTGCAGACCATGCCAACTAAGCCGTTAGGTATGCCAACTGTCGGAACAACTACTTACTACACAGATTTAGCAGCAACCTTAGTTAATACAACAGGTTATATTGGCATGACTGAATCACAAATTGCTAACGAAAGATTTAGAGAAAGTGCTGGTCGTTATGCTGGAAGTGCAACCGCACCTGTTACTGTAATTAATGTTAACGGTGCAACTACAGATTTATTAAATCAATTGCGCAATGATCTTATTAACTCATCCGCTTCAGGTTCGTTCTCAAGCGTAAGCCCATATAGATAAAATGAGTTTACCTGTACTCAATGTAAGTTTAAACTTTAGTTCGGGCGCTACATTTGGTAATCCATTTACAATTGGAGACCCTGTCAATGGTGTTTTAGGTGTTGGAATCTTATCAGATCAAACAGCACCTTCCTTAGTTATAGATTTAACAGATGTAACTAGAGGAATTAAAATCAATAGAGGTCGTAACATAGGAAGAGATGTTTATGAGGCTGGAACTTGCAGCGTTAGAATATTTGACCAAGATGGAAGATTTAATCCACAAAATACTAGTTCTGATCTATATGGTTATCTAACTCCATTAAGAAAATTAAGAATATCTGCACAATATAATGGTGTTGATTATTACTTGTTTAGTGGTTACACAACAGATTATGTTTACACATACGATCAAGCAGAAAATGTATCTTATGTAGATATTAATGCTGCAGATGCTTTCAGACTATTCGCTATGGCTACCGTTGTATCTATTACTGGTCAAGCAGCAGGACAAGATACGGGAACTAGAATTGGCAAAATATTAGACACAGTAGATTTCCCTAACTCTATGAGAACTTTAGATACTGGTAATTCATTAACTCAGGCTGACCCTGCAACCAATAGAACTTCATTGAACGCGCTTGTTAATGTAGAAACTTCAGAACAGGGCGCTTTCTTTATCTCGCCTGAAGGTAACGCTATATTTAAAAATAGATCAAACACTATTGGTTCTGCAGGTGGAACTCCAATTGACTTTAATCAAACAGGCGGTATTCCATATAAGAATTTAGTCTTTGCTTTTGATGACAAACTAATTGTCAATACATGCTCGGTTACTCGCGTTGGCGGTACTACACAGATCAATATTGATGCAGACTCAGTTGCAACCTACTTCCCTCACTCCATTTCATTTAGTGATTTAGTTATTGATACGGATACGGATGCAGCCAATATAGCCGCTATTTATGTTGCAACACGCAGCACAACCACAATCCGCATTGACCGTATGACTATTGACCTTTATGACCCAACAGTTCCAAGTGATACAATTTTAGGTTTAGATTACTTTAACAATGTTCTTATATCTAACATACAACCCGACGGGTCAACTATTACCAAGAACCTACAAATTCAAGGTGTGTCTTGGGATATAACACCGAACTCATGGACTGGCAACTTTATTACGCTAGAACCAATAACAGATGGCTTCATAATCGGGAACTCCACATACGGCGTTCTTGGTGATGATATACTTAGTTACTAACAAGGAGATATAATGGCAACAGGTTTTCCAGCAGCAACAGGTGATGTACTTTCAGCAGCAATGTTTAATGGCTTGACTGCCTTTACAATAGGTACTGCCAACACAGCAGACTACACAGCAGTTCTAGCAGATCAATACCAAAATTTAGAGTTGATGAACAAGGCAACTGCTATTGCTTTTAAGATTCCAACTAACGCTTCAGTAGCATTTCCAATAGGAACTGCAATAACTATTTTAAATATTGGAGTTGGAGTTTGTACAATTAGTGCAGTTACTTCAGGAACTACAACAATTTTAAGCGGTGGCGCAGTAGCGGCAGCGCCAACACTTGCACAATATAAATCAGCAGTTTGTATTAAAACAGGAACAGATGCTTGGTATGTGGTAGGCGGAATTGCTTAATACAATATTTGGCACTCTTTCTTCAGGCGTTGCGCCTGTCGTGGGAAGTAATGCTATTGCTGTTGCAGGTTTTGGTTCACCTTATATAAATGCATATCCTTGGTCGTCAGGATTTGGAACTAAGTATTCTGATCCTGCTACTTCCGTACCGCCTGTAGGTAGAGGAGTAGCATTTACTCCGACAAGTAATGCAATAGCAGTAGGGCATGATGGTTCACCTTATGTTGCTGTTTATGCTTTTAACAGTACAACTGGCTTCGGAAGTAAATATGCTAATGCCGCGACTCTAATTACTGGCAGGGCTTTTTCAATTGATTTCACAAATGATGGAAATAATATTGCAATGGCACATGAAAACTCTCCATATATGTCTGCATATCCTTGGTCAAGTGGTTTTGGTACTAAGTATTCTAATCCAGCAACTTTACCGTCAGGTCAGGGTAATGGAGTAGATTTTAGAAAACAAGGAGATGTAATTGCGTTAGGCAATGCAAGTTCACCATACATTTTAGCGTATGCTTTTTCAAGTGGATTTGGTACTAAGTATTCTGATCCTGCTACTTTACCACCTGATTATAGTTACATACCCGCATTTTCTGATGCTGGTGATTTACTTGCAATTGGACACGATTCGTCACCTAGAATGACCGTTTATGCTTGGTCAAGTGGTTTTGGAAGTAAGTATTCTAATCCAGCAACTTTACCGAGTGCCGCCGTTTATGACATAGACTGGACTTCAACTGGTAATGCTATTGCTGCGTCTGTATTTGGATCACCTTACGTTGTTGCCTATCCTTGGTCAAGTGGTTTTGGTACTAAATATTCTGATCCTGCAAGTACACCAAGTGGTAATGGGTTCGGAGTTAGTTTTGCCTCTGATGACGCAAATATAGCAGTTGCTAGTGATGCATCACCATTCATATTAGCCTATCCTTGGTCATCAGGATTTGGTACTAAATATGCAGACCCTGCAACTTTACCAACTGCCAACGCTCGTAGTATGTCGTTCAACTAAAAGAAAAGGAATAAAATGCCAACAGAAAATACAACACCACAGGTGCAATTAACACCTAAACAAGTAAGACAAATGGAAGTAGATAGTTACAATGCCAACATTGCTACTTACACCGCATTATTGGCAACTCTTGATGGTGAATGGGATGCTGACCTTATTCATCTAAAAGATTTAGAGCCACAAGAAGGTGCTAGGCAATGTCCTATGACCCGTCTAGCAAGATTAGCGGTTTTGCAACAACATGACCAAGTAACCAAATTACTTAAAACTGAAATTGTTGAAGGTGCTAAGGCTAAAGCAATTTTAGATATTATGTAATGAAACCTTGGTTATCAAAGGCTGCAATTCAGTTTCGGGAACAAGTAGATGATTCATTCCCAAATCGTGCGAAGCGCATGGATGGGTGGATTGGTGATCTGCGTCACTCAAAAAGAGTTAGCCAGCACAATCCCAATGAACAAGGAGAAGTTTGCGCGTTGGACATTGACGCTGGCTTATCTGAAGAACAAGGAATTGCAGTCTATTTGGCAGATCAAATACGACTTGCAGCAAAACAGGGTGACAGACGCATTTTATATGTAATCTTTATGGGCAAGATTTGTAGTGCGAAATCGCTTTGGCGTTGGGTTAATTACAAAGGATTGAACCGTCATGAAAAACATATACATATTAGTTTTAAACCAAATCAAGATAACAAGTTTTTTAACATACCACTAATAGGGGGTAATTCATGAAACTATCAGCAAAACATAAAGCAGCAATTAAGTCTTACGCAAGAGCCGTTGTTGCAAGTGGCATTACAGTAGTTCTTGCCATTGCTGGAGACATGCGCCCTGAGTATGCAATCCTTTTAGGTTCTGTTCTTGCGCCAATAATTAAAGCAATTGACCCAACCGAAAAACAATACGGCTTAGGCAGTAAAGAGTAATGACAGCCCTTGAGTGGGCTGGCTTCGCTGCTGGATTAACCACAACTTTAATCGGAGTCCTTGCAGGACTCAGATACTTAGTCAAAGGTTGGCTAAATGAACTTCGCCCTAATGGTGGCAGTTCAATGAAAGACCAATTGACGGCTTTACAAAAAGAAACAACACACCTATCAGATCGGATAGATGAACTCTTTATTGTCATAACTAGGAAGTAAACTTAAGACATGGCACAAAAGAAAAAACGCAAGATTACTAAACGCGTAGGCAAGTGGGAACATGACAAAGTTATGTCAAAACTTGATACCTACGCAATTAGTGTGCGTGAATACTATTTGTCGCTTAGGAAGGCTGGATTTCCAGTAGATCAGGCTCTTGGAATAATCAACGACAAGGCTTCATATCCTGATTGGTTATTGCCTGAAACCCCTGACCATAATCCAATCAATCCTGACCATGACCCCTACGAGGATGAGGACTAATCAATTAAGCGAATCGTCTTAATTTCAGATT